AGCGCCGATTTACCCCCGAGAGAAAAATGGCGGGGGCGGGGGCGGTTAGATAATACCCTGCGCGGGACGCGGAGGCGGGATGCGGACGCGGGGCGCGGGCGGGGATGACCCCCAGGGAACGGGCCCGGACCCGGGACCGAAACCAAAAGCACGGCAGACGGAGGTGAGGGCGTGACGAAGGAGGAGAAGTACATCGAGCAGCTCAAGGCGCTGGGGATCTGGCAGCCGGCCTTTGAGGGGGCTGTCCACGAGCTGGCTGTGCTGGAGCGGGAACAGTCCAGAGCCAGGAAGGCCTGGAAAGAGACCGCCGAGGACGGCAAGGCTCCCTCTCCCCTCGATCCGCACTATACGCTCATCCGGCAGCAGAGCCGGGACATCATGGCCCTGCGGGACGCCCTGGGGCTGACGCCAAAGGGGCTGCGCCGGATCTGGGCCATCTCGACCCAGAACAACGCCAAGGCGGAGGAGCCTCCGGAGCTGGCGGACAATGTCCTCACGCTGGTGCGGGAGAAGCACCGGGGGGCGGGGTAGCTTTTGGATTCGGGCCTGTCCCGGGCGAGCGCCCGGTGCGGGACGGAATGAGAGCTGACGGAACAATTCTCTCTCAATTCCCCGGCGCCGGAGATTTCGGGACAGCATCTCCGGCGCCCGGGAGAGGCCCGAAGCGAGGAAGAGAACCACCGGAAAAGGGGGAAACGGAATGAGATCGGGATGACCGGGCGGCAGGCGCCCCGGGTGCGGGTGGAGCCGGGACGGGTCGGGTCCTTCGGCGGGGACGCGGCCATGCTCATGGCAGCCTACGGCTCCCCCCTGGACCCCTGGCAGCGGGACGTGGTGGACTGCTGGCTGGGAGTGGACGAGGACGGGGCCTATACTGTCACCTCCGGCGGGCTGGCGGTGCCCCGGCAGAACGGCAAGAACGTCTGCCTGGAGGCCAGGGAGCTCTTCGGCCTGGTGGTCATGGGGGAACGCATCCTCCACACTGCCCATCAGGTGCGGACCACCAAGAAGTCCTTCCGGCGTCTGGTGGCCATGTTCGAGGACAAACGCCACCCGGAGCTCATGGGCATCGTCAAGACCGTGCGATACACCAACGGAGAGGAGGCCATCGAGCTGGACAACGGCGGCTCCATCGAGTTTTCCGCCCGGTCCCGGCAGGCCGCCCGAGGCTTTGCCGGGGTGAGCCTTATCGTCTACGACGAGGCCCAGGAGCTCACCGACGACCAGATCGAGGCCACCATGGCCACCCTGGCCGCTTCCGCCACCGGAACCCGGCAGCTCCTCTACACCGGTACGCCCCCCTATCCCGGCTGCCCCGGCACCGTTTTCCGCCGGCGGCGGACCGTGTGTCTCTCGGAGCCGGGAGCACACGACAGCTGGCATGAGTGGAGCGCCGAGGGGGAGAGCGTGGAGGCCATCCAGCGGGAGGACCGGGCCCTGTGGTACGCCGTGAACCCCTCTTTGGGGGTCCACCTCACGGAGGAGTTTACCGCTGAAGAGTGCCGGACCATGACCGCCGACGGCTTTTGCCGGGAGCGGCTGGGCTGGTGGTCCCCAGTGCTCACGGAGGAGACCGACCGGGCCATCGACCCGGCGGCATGGGAGGCCTGCCGGTCCGACGCGCCCAAGCCCGAGGGGAAGACCGCCTACGGCGTGAAGTTTGCCCCCGACGGGTCGGAGGTCTGCCTGTGCGGGGCGGTGTGCCCCCGGGAGGGCCCCGCCCGGATTTCCGTCATCGAGCGACGGCCCACGGGCCAGGGAGTTCGATGGCTGGCGGAGTGGCTCAACGCCCGGTATGACAAGGCCAGCTGCGTGGTCATCGACGGGCGCAACGGCGTGGATGTGCTCATCGAGCGCATCCGGGAGACCTGGAAGAACAAGCAGAGCGTGGTGCGCCCCGGAGTGCGGGACGTGCTGGCCGCGGTGAGCCTGCTGGTGACCGAGGTGGGGGAAGGGACCCTCACCTGGTACGGGCCCCAGGAGGCCCTGAAGGACTCCGCCCTGTCCAGCGTCAAGCGCCCCCTGGGGGGCGGCTGGGCCTTCGGCGGGGAAGACGCCGCGCCCATCGAGGCGGCGGCCCTGGCCCTGTGGGGGTGCAGAACCTCCAAACGGGACCCGGGCAGGACCATGCGGATCGGTTAGAAAGGAGTGAGCGGTGATGCAGCTCATGGGGAATGTCGCGGCGGCGGTGGGGCTGCCGGCCAGGGAGCGGGAGACCCTGTCCAGACTGCTGGAGGTCTTTGCCCGCCACCAGGCGGCCAACGCCCGGAAGCGGCGGTATTACGAGGGACACGTCACCCTGGGGGAGGTCAATCTGGGCCTGGCCCTGCCAAAGGGCATGGACGGGCTGGAGATCGGCTGCGCCTGGGGAGAGAAGTGCGTGGACGTGCTGGCGGCGCGGTCCATGTTCGACGGCTTTGTGGGCAAGGACGGCCAGAGCGCCGGGACCATGGCGCGAATCGTAGAGGATAACCGGCTGCTGGCGGAGTATCGCAAGGCCTGCCGGGACGAGCTCAAGTACGGCTGCACCTTCGCGGCCCTGTCGGCGGACCGGACGGCGGGGTGCCGCATCCGGTTCCACAGCCCGGAGACCGCCGCGGCGGAGTGGGACGGTCAGGCCGGCCGGATCGGCGCGGGCTTCTGCATCGTCGCCCTGGCCCAGATGGACCTGGACCGGCAGCCGGAGCCCTCGGTGATTCACCTCCACACCGACGAGGCGGTGTGGGTCCTCCGGCGGAGCCGGTATCAGCAGTGGACTGCCGAGGAGCACTCCCACGCCATGGGGCGGCCCCTGATGGAGCCCCTGGTGTGGAACGCCACCAGCGGAAAGCCCTTTGGGCGGTCCCGTCTGAAGAAGCCCGTCCGGGAGCTCATCCGGGGGTATGTGCGCACCGTGGCAAACGCCACCATCGGCCTGGAGTTTTCCACCGCCCCCCAGAAGTATCTGCTGGGGGTAACCGACGCCCAGTATGACGCTGTCATCGACAGGAAATTCCAGACCTATGTGGGGTCCATGCTGGTGGGGACCACCAACCCGGACACCGGGGAGAACCCCAGCTACGGACAGCTGCCCCAAGGGAACCTGAAGCCCCATGTGGACATGCTGCGGATGCTCTCCACCCAGTTTTCCGCCGCCACGGGCCTCACCGTCACTGACGTGGGGGTGGTCAACGACGCCAACCCCACCTCCTCCGACGCGATCCTGGCCCAGAGCCAGACCCTCATCCTCCTGGCCGAGGAGCTTAACGCCGCCAACGGGGCCAGCCTCAACGCCATCGCCAGGATGGCCCAGGCCATCGCCCGGGACGTGGCCCCGGAGGAGCTCTCCGAGGAGGAGCGGGACGTGGTAGCCCACTTTAAGAACCCCGCCATGCCGTCGGTGGCCGTCACCGCCGACGCCGCCGTGAAACTGGCCGCCGCCCGGGAGGGCTTTGGCCAGACCGACGTGTTTTTGGAGATGGTGGGCTTTGACCAGGCGGATATCCGGCGCATCCGGGCCCAGGAGGCAAGGAGCCGGGGGCTGGCCATGCTGACGGAGGTCCTGAACGATGAGAGTGTCGAGGCATGATTGGCAGACGTTTACACGGCGGCTGGCGCAGCTCAATCAGGCAGCGGGGGCGGCGATGGAGGCCTGGCTGGCGGCAAATCCCACGGCCGCGCAGCAGGAGATCGAGGCGGCAGCCTTCGCCATAGCCACCCGATACGGCGAATCTGTGGCGGCGGTCGCCTGCCTGATGTACGACGCCATCGGCGAGGCTCAGGGGGTGACCCTGCCCCCGGCGGAGCCGGCGCCTACAGCCACCTATGAGGAGACCGTCAAGGCGGTGCGGGGGACCCTGAAGAACGGGCACTCCACGGTCCCGGCCACGGTTTCCCGGCTGGTGAAGCAGGCCGGGGCGGACACGATGCTCCAAAACGCCCGGCGGGACGGGGCGGAGTTCGCCTGGATCCCCATGTCGGACAGCTGCCCCTTCTGCCTGATGCTGGCTTCCAACGGGTGGCGGCGGATGAGCGCCAAGGCCCTGAAAAACGGACACGCTGAGCACATCCACGCCAACTGCGACTGTGAATACTGCGTCCGGCACGACGGCGCGAGCTCGGTGGAGGGGTATGACCCCCAGGCCATCTATGACAGGCTGCGCGACGCAGACCCGGAGGGGTCCTGGGAGGACCGGGTGAACGCCCTGCGGCGGGAGCAGTACAAGGCGGACGCCGACAGGATCAACCAGCAGAAGCGCCTCGCCTACCGGGCCAGGAGGGACCGGGAGGCGGCGGAGTAACCGATTTGGTTTCTGCCTTCGCCCGGGCGGCGCGTACAGACCGCCCGCATGAATTTCCTCCTGTATCCCCGGGTCCGGAGCCGGTTTTCTTCCCTTCTTTTCACTGCTCCGGCGCCCGGGCGAGGGCAGAAAAACAGACCGACGACGGTGCCCGAATCGGGCACGGGAACTGATAGCACGGCCCGGCATGCCGGGTCTGGTTATACCATATCGCCGGGCGCCGGGCGGAACGGGCGCACCCGCAGCGGGGGACCGCCGGCCCCGGAACAAGACGGCGTAAGCGGGGGAAAGGAGCAAGCATGAATCGGGACTTTCTCAAGGGCCTGGACCTAGGCGAGGGCGCCAAGCTGCCGGACGCGGCGGTGGAGGCCATCATGGCGGAGCACGGCAAGGCGGTGAAGCCTCTGCGGGACGCTGTGGACACTCTGACCCGGGAGCGGGACACCTGGAAGACCCAGGCGGAGGGCGCGCAGGACTGGAAGGCCAGGTATGACGCGGATACGGCGGACCTCCGGGCCAAGGCAGACGCCCTCCAGAAGACCATCGACATCCGGGACGCCAGGGACAAGGTCTCCGCCGAGACTGGCGTGCCCGCGGACCTCCTCACCGGCGAGGACGAGGAGAGCTGCAAGCAGCAGGCGGAGAACATGCTCAAATGGCGGGGAACCAAACCCAAGTACCCGGACACCGGGGACGGGGGCGAGGTCCGGGGAAATCCCGGCGGGACGACCCGGGACCAGTTTGCCCAATGGTTTTCTGCCGCACAGAAAGGAGACTGAACCATGGCAGATATCAACAGAACCGCGATCGCCCTGCCCACCGACGTAAGCCAGGAGATCCTTCAGAAGACCCAGGACGAGAGCGCCGTCATGCGGCTGGCCAGGCAGATCGCCCTGCCCGGCCGCGGCCTCACCATCCCCGTGATTCTGGGGGACCCCACCGCCGAGTGGGTGGCCGAGACCGGGGTGAAGCCCGTGAGCAACCCCAGTGTGAGCAAGAAGGTCATGCAGGCCTATAAGCTGGCCGTCATCGAGACCTTCTCCGAGGAGTTCGTCCGGGACGCCAAGGCCCTGTACGACAGCCTCATCGCCCGGCTGCCCCTGGCCCTGGCCGCCATCTTCGACAAGACCGTGCTGGGCGCCGTGAACGCACCCGGCGAGAACTTTGACACCTTTGCCGGCTGCACCGCCCAGAGCCTGGTGACCGGCGCGGGCCACACCGCCTATGACGGCCTGGTGGCGGCGGACACCGACATCGGCGTCCACGGCGGCGTGCTGTCCGGCTTCGCCCTGGGCGCCCAGGGCCGCGGGCTCCTGCTGGCGGCCAAGGACTCCACCGGCCGGCCCCTCTTTGTCAACTCCGCCGCCCAGGGCGCCATCCCCATGATCCTGGGGGTGCCCGCCTACCAGAACAAGGGCCTGTACAAGGCGGGCACCGCAGCCTCCGGCTCCGGCTCCTCCGCCGTGGCGGGGGTCCCCGACATCGTGGGCGTGGCCGGCGACTGGACCCAGGCTATGTACGGCACCGTGGAAGGGATCAAGATCGACCTGAACACCAAGGGCGTGGTCACCGTTGGCAGCGGCCAGGACGCCACCACCGTGAACCTCTGGCAGCAGAACATGGTGGCCATCCGGGCCGAGATCGAGCTGGGCTTCCGGGCGGACACCTCCTGCTTCAACCTGCTGACCGGCACGGTGCCCTCCGGCACCTAAGTGAGGTGAGACCATGGCCTACGCGACGGCGGCCGACGTGGAGGCCCGGACCACCCGGACCTTTGCCGAGGACGAGCTGACCATGCTGGAGGCCCTGCTGGAGGACGCGGCGGTGATGATCGACGCCGCCCGGCCCGGGGCCTCCGCCGAGGCCAAGAAGGTGGTCTCCTGCCGGATGGTCCTTCGGGCCATGGGAGACGGCGGGGAGACCGGGATCCCCATCGGAGCCACCCAGGGGACCGTGACCGCCGGCCCTTACTCCCAGACCTGGACCGTGGGGGCCGGCTCCGCCGGGGAGCTCTACCTGGGCAAGGGAGACCGGGCCCTGCTGGGGGCCGGGGACCGAATGGGGGCGGCCAGCCCCCTGGAGACCCTGGTCCCGGAGGAGGCGGTGTTATGATCCGTGGCATCCCCGTGACCCTCTACGACAAGACCCAGGCCGGGACGGACCCCTTCGGGGCACCGGTCTGGGAGGAGACCCCCGTGGTGGTGCAGGACGTGCTGGCAGCCCCCGCCGCCGCCGAGGCGGTGGTCCAGGAGCTCCAGCTCTCAGGCAAGCGGCTGGCCTACACCCTCCACCTGCCCAAGGGGGACAGCCACGTCTGGGAGGACCGGCAGGTGGCCTTTTTCGGCCAGACCTTCCGGACCTTCGGGCCGGTGGACCAGTACATCGAGGCCAACGTGCCGGGGAGGTGGAACCGGCGGGTGAAGGTGGAGCGGTATGGCTGACTTTCGCTTTGAACTCAACCGGGCGGGGGTGCGGGAACTCCTCCTGTCCCAGGGGGTGGCGGATTTGCTGGAGGACACCGCCCAGGGCCGCCTGCCGCCGGGGTGCCGCACGGACCCCCAGGCGGGGCGGAACCGGCGGAACGTCCGGATCGTCACCGAGACCGCGGAAGCCTACCGGGACAACCTGGAGAACAACACCCTGCTGAAGGCCATCGGCGGGAAGGGAGGCTCCCAATGATCGAGAAGACCGTGCTGGACTATCTGGCCGGGGCGCTGAGCTGGCCGGTGGTCATGGAGACCCCGGAGACACCCCCGGCCCGGTACGCCCGCATTGAGAAGACCGGCGGGGGCGGGGAGAACGGGCTGCTGTACGCCACCCTGGCGGTGCAGAGCTGCGCCCCCACCCTCTACCAGGCGGCCGAGGACAACCAGACGGTGAAGGCCGCCATGGCGGGCCTGACCGCCCTGACCAACGTCTTCCGGTGCGCCTGCGACAGCGACTATAACTTTACGGACACCAGGACCAAGACACGGCGGTATCAGGCCGTGTTCCAGATCGTATACAAGGAGTGAGACTATGGCAAATGTATCTGCGGCGAAGCCCGGTGTGGGCGGCGGCATCTGGATGGCGCCCTTCGGCACCACCCTGCCCACCGACGCCTCCACCGCCCTGGCCTCGGCCTACAAGAGCCTGGGCTATGCCGACGAGAACGGCGTGACCCGGGCCACGGAGATGGACACCAACCCGGTGAAGGCCTGGGGCGGGGACACGGTGGCCGTGCTCTCCAGCGGGAAGACAGAGACCTTCCGGGTGAAGCTCATCGAGCCGGACAACCTGGACGTGCTGGGCCTGACCTTCGGGGAGGCCTCCGGCACCCTGGCGGACGGCATCACCGTGAAGAGCACCGCCGCCCAGCGGGAGCCCCACGTCTTCGTGCTCTCCACCATCCTGGCCAACAACATCCACCAGCGGATCGTCATCCCCAACGGGATCGTCACCGGGGTGGGGGACGTGCAGTACGTGGACAACGCGGTGATCGGCTATGAGCTGACCATCACCGCTATCGCCGACGAAGACAACGTGACGGCCTACGAGTATCTGAAGACCGTCACGCCGGCGGCCTCCAGCGGGACCTGAGAGGGGAGGCGGACATGGTACACGTGAAGACCTCCGTCGGTTTTGAGCTGGACGTGGACGAGACTGTGTTTGACGACATGGAGATGGTGGACCGGCTGGTGGCCTTTGACCGGGGGGACTACTCCGGCCTGCCCGAGCTGGTGGCCGCCACCCTGGGGGACAGGAAGCAGGCGCTCTACGACCTGCTGCGGGACGAGCGCGGCCGGGTGCCCCCCAAGGACTTCGGCCGGGTCTTCGGAGAGATCCTCCGGGAGGCCCTGCCAAAAAAGTCCTGACCCTCGTCGCCATGGCCGCCGGAGACGAGGACGCACTGGTCTGCGACTTTGCCCAGACCTATCACATTCTAGACTGGCGGGCCCTTCCGCTGGCCCTGGCCGCCACCCTGGCGGCGGGGCTGCCGGAGGGGTCCCGGTCTAAGCAGCGGCTTTTGGGCCTGAAGGCCCCGCTGGAGACCCTGCTGCTGGCCCAGATCGCCGACCGGCTGGCGGTGTGGCTCTGGTGGCACACCCTGGACGGAAAGGCCGGACGGCGGCCCCCGGCACCCGTGGCCCCCAAGCTGGTGGAGGACCGAGACCGGAAGGAGAAGGGGCCGGCCATTCGGGTCTTTGGAAGCAAAGAGGAATTTCTGGCCGTTTATCAGGCGGCGGTCAACTGACGAAAGAGGTGAGACAGAGTGAAGACGAACATCGGGACGGCGTATGTGCAGATCCTGCCCACTACCGACGGGATCACCGGGCAGCTCACCAGCGCCCTGAAGGGACCCATGGGCCAGGTGGGGAAGTCCTGCGGGGCCTCTCTGGGCTCCGCTTTGAAGGGCGGGCTGGTCACCGCCGCCAAGGTGGGGGGCGCGGCCATCGCCGCGGCCTCCGGAGGGGTCATCGCCATGACCGCCCAGGCGGTGCGGAGCTATGCCGACTATGAGCAGCTGGTGGGGGGCGTGGAGACCCTCTTCAAGGATTCCGCCGACCAGGTGAAGCAATATGCCGCCGACGCCTACAAGACCGCCGGCATGAGCGCCAACGAGTATATGGAGACCGTCACCGGCTTTTCCGCCTCCCTGCTCCAGAGCCTGGGAGGGGACACCAAGGCGGCGGCGGAGATGGCGGACATGGCCATCACCGACATGGCGGACAACGCCAACAAGATGGGCAGTGACATGGCCTCCATCCAGAACGCCTACCAGGGCTTTGCCAAGCAGAACTACACCATGCTGGACAACCTGAAGCTGGGGTATGGCGGCACCAAGGAGGAGATGGCCCGGCTGCTGGCCGATGCCGAGGCCATTTCGGGCATCCATTACGATATTGAGAGCTACGCCGACGTGGTGGAGGCCATCCACGTAATCCAGACGGAGATGGGGATCACCGGGACCACCGCCAAGGAGGCCTCGGAGACCATCTCCGGGAGCCTGGCCACCCTCAAGGGGGCCTGGCAGAACCTGCTAGTGGGGATGGCGGACCCCGCGGCGGACATCGACACCCTGATCGACAACCTGGTGGAGAGCGCCGGGACGGCGGCGGAGAACCTCATGCCCGCCATCGAGCACGCCCTGACCGGGATGGCGGGGGTGGTGGAAAAACTGGCCCCCATCATCGCCGAGAAGCTCCCCCAGTTTATCTCCGACGTGCTCCCCGCCCTGATCCACGCCGCCACCGCCCTGGTGACGGGGCTTATCCGGGCCCTGCCGGAGATCGTGCAGGTGCTCATCGACGAGGGGCCCACCATCGTCAAGGAGCTGGGGAAAGCCATCATCGAGACCGCGCCGGTGCTCCTGAACGCAGCCGCGGAGCTCATCGGGACGATCCTGATGGGCCTGGTGGACGGGTTTGCCCAGCTCCTTCAGGCCGGGGCGGATGTGGTATCCCAGATCGGCCAGGGGATCAAGAACAAGCTCCGGGAGGCCTGGCAGTGGGGCAAGGACCTCATCGGGAACTTTATCCAGGGCATCAAGGACAAGGCGGCGGAGCTGTGGGACACCATCAAGGGGATCGCCGGGGGCGTGAAGGACTTTCTGGGGTTCTCCGAGCCCAAGCTGGGGCCCCTGAGCGACTTCCACACCTACGCCCCGGACATGATGGCCCTGTATGCCCAGGGCATCCGGGAGAACGCACACCTGATCACCGACCAGATCGGGGAGAGCTTTGATGTGGCGCCGGTGATCATGGCGGCGGGGGAGACGCCCCGGATTGCCGCCCAGGGGGCGGCTGCCGCCGGCGGCGGGGCGGACCTGGGGCCTGTTGTGGCCCTGCTGGCGGAGTATCTGCCCATCCTGGCCAGTAAGCGATGGACGGTGGACGGGGCCTCCCTGGCCCGGAGCCT